TCGTGACGGCCGACAACCACGTGTCGATCCGCGAGCAGGGCGGTGGCGGTGTGGCCTACGAGCGCGTGCCGGAGGTGACGCTGTGAAGCCCAACCAGGAAGTTCAGACCGTCGCCACGAGCGCGACAGCGTCGGCGTCGTTCGGCATCTCGCGCGCGGACGAGGCCCACATCATGGGCATCCTGCGCAGCACCCTCTACTCCGACAAGATCCTCGCGGTCCTGCGCGAGTACGGCGCGAACGCGTGGGACGCCCACCGCTCCGTCGGCCGCGGCGATGTCCCCATCGAGGTGACGTTGCCGACGTACGACGCGCCCGTCCTGCGCATCCGCGACCGCGGCCCCGGCCTGTCGCGCAACGAGGTGTTCACCGTCTACACCCAGTACGGCGCGAGTAGCAAGCGCGACGACGACAACGCGGTCGGCATGCTCGGTATCGGCTCCAAGTCGGGCTTCTCGTACGCGAGCAGCTTCACGATCACGAGCTGGCACGCCGGCACCAAAGCGATCTACGTCGCGGCGCTCGACCCGAGCAACCGCGGCCTCATCAACCTCATCCACGAGCAGTGCCTGTGCTGCGAACGCCCCGTCGGCACGAAGAAGGACGAGGCCGACGAGACGGTCTACTGCGAGTGCACCGCGCGGCTCGCGCCCGAGACCGGCATCGAGATCCAGATCGTCGTGAAGCCGGCCGACGTCGACAAGTTCGAGGAGCGCGCCGAGCGGCTGTACGTCCACTTCGAGCCGCGTCCGACCATCAACATCCAGCTCCCTCCGCCCCCCGAGGGCGGGCTCACGAACGAGCATGGAACCATCCGTCCAGGTGGCCACGGTGACTGGGTTGCGGTGATGGGCTGCGTGCCGTACCGCATCCGCCTGGGCGAGCTGGACCTGTGCGCCGAGCACCAGTGCCTGCACAACCTGTCCGGCATCATCCGGTTCGGCATCGGCGACGTGCAGATCGCCGCCTCGCGCGAGGACCTCGACTACACCGACGCGACGCGCGCCGCCATCACGGCGAAGTTCACGGAGCTGGTCGACGCGTTCGTCACGCAGTCGGTCGCCGAGCTGGAGGCGATGAGCCTGTGGGACCGGCGCCTCCGCGCGCAGGTGCTCAGCAACCTTGGTATCACCCTGCCGGCCGAGTACGGCGAAATCGCCAAGGGCTGGGTGAAGTTGTTCGAGCCGAGCGACGACGGCGTGCCGTTCCGCATGTGGCACGTCAGCGAGCAGACCAGCCAGATCCAGGTCGAACCGGACACGCGCATCTACATCGACGACACCGGCAAGCTCCTCAAGGGCTACGCCCGCTCGATGGAGCGGCACTACTACGTGGTGCGCGCCAAGACGCGCGGCATGTCGTACGACGACCTCAAGGCCGTCGTCGACGAGCACATCAACGCGTGCCTCGTCACCGGCATCCCCATCCATCGGCTCTCCGAGCTGCACTGGGACTCGACCGCCAGCTCGCGTGGCGGCCGCTCGTGGGGTGCCGACAAGAGCAAGCACAAGGCGTCGATGTTCGTCCTCGACCCCGAGGCGCAGTTCAAGCACCCGTTCTCCAACGCGTGGTCGACGGTGACGCGTGTCCCCGAGGACACCGACGTGTTCGTCATCCTGGAGAACTTCAAACCCAACGGGGTCGACTCGTTCTTCCTGGAGTACCGCGACGACCGCGTGCTCGCCGAGGCGTTCGGCGTCGAGATGCCGCAGGTCTACGGGTACAAGTCGACGACGAAGAAGACCGTCCGCCCGTCTGACTGCAAGGGGCTCACGTACGACGCGTGGCGCAAGCAGTTCATCAAGGACCTCGGCACGCCCGAGCGCCTCGCCGAGATCTCCGAGATGTGGTGGGGGCACGTGCTCCGCTACACGGCCGACAGGTACGACCGCAAGTTTCTGCGCGAGCAGCTCGGCCGCGACCACGCCGTCGTCCGCCTCGTCTCTCGGTGCGCACACGCCGACAGCATGAAGAACCGGGACGCGCTGCTCGCGCTCGCGACTCGGCTTGGCATCGCGAAGGACACGTCGGCCGCGCACGCGGCACTCGAAGAGATCCTCAACCGCTACCCGCTGCTCCGGTGCAGCGACTACGGCGTCCGGTCGCTGTGGTTGAACTACACCCGGAACCACCGCAACGAGTGGTGCAAGTACGTACGCCTCGTTGACGAAAGCCTAAATCGTACCCAGACTGTCGACACCAAGAAAGGAACCGCCACCGATGCAGCCGATTCCGTACAGCCTGTCTAACGACGTCCTGACCGTCACGGTCGAGGGCTCACCCAAGTTCGTCCGCAAGGGTGCCTCCGAGTTCGAGGCCCTGCGCGCCGCGCTCATCGCCGAGGACTGGGACACCGCGCACTCCTTGCTCAAGCCGGGAGGGGGCGTCGCGCACTACCTCGCGGCCCACAACACCGTCGCCGGTATCGCGCAGTTCCAGCTGCGCGACGGCCAGCTCTACTTCAACGACGAGCGGGTCCACCCCAACGTCGCTTCGCGCATCGACCGCATGGCGGCCTCTGGCGAGGACCCGACGCCGGTGATCCGCTTCTACGAGCGTCTCCAGCAGAACCCGAGCAAGCGGTCCGTCGACCAGCTGTTCGACTTCCTCCAGCACCTCGGCCTGCCGTTCGAGGCGGACGGCACGTTCCTCGCGTACAAGGGCGTCAACGACGACCTGTCCGACAAGTACACCGGCCGCATCTTCAACACGCCGGGTGTGGTCATCAAGATCAACCGCAACCTCGTGTCGGACGACCCGCGCACGCCCTGCCACGAGGGACTCCACGTCGGCGCCCACGCGTACGCGAGCACGTTCGCCTCGACCACCATCGCGGTGCGCGTCGACCCCAAGAACGTCGTCTGCGTGCCGTACGACTCTAGCAGCCAGAAGATGCGCGTCTGCGAGTACGAGGTCATCGGCCTCCACTCGGGTGAGCTGATGCCGAACAACACGATCCCGGCCGCGGACGTGCCGGCGAAGTCCACCGCAGCGAACCTCGCGCCGTGCGCGAATTGCGGTATCCAGACGCACGCGGTGGAGAACTTCTGCCACGGCTGCAAGCAGGTCGTGTGCAACGACTGCGACCAGGACCACGACCGCGCGATGGGCCCGCACGAGCTGAGCGACCACCTGACCCTCGACTCGCCGGCGGCCGACAGCCGCAAGGGCGAGATCGACCCGGAGTACGAGAACGTCGCGGAGACGGTCGACGCCGTCACCGTCGCGAACGAGCCGGCGGTCGAGGCGTTCACCGGCGAGCAGCTCGACCAGGCCGTCACCGAGCACGCGCACGAGGCCGAACAGGCCAAGAAGTTTCGTCAGTTCAAGAAGTTGACGACGCGCCAGCTCCTGGAGCAGACGCTGACCGACCTCCGCGAGTACGCCCTCAAGCTCAAGATCGTCGGCTCGGGGCACATCAAGGGCGGCAAGACGGCCCTGGTGCCCCACATCGTCAAGGCACGCAGCCTGGCGAACCGCAAGCGCCTCAAGGTGCGCGGCAAGAAGGCCCGGAAGTAGTCTGAAAATCCCTTGACGTCCGTCAGCCCAGGCCCTACAACGTGGAACATGAGCACCGACAAAACGACCGAGACGACTCCCCAGGAGCCGGCCCAGGCCGCCCCGGCGCCCAAGCAGTGGGGCCGGTTCCACGCCTGGCTGGATGCGCTGCACGCGCACGCCGCGAAAAAGGCGGAACAACGGCCGGGTCCCGACACGTCTTCCGAGGCGTGAACGACTTCGACGACGAGGAGCCCACCACGGAGGTGGTGGACATACCGATGGCCGAGCTGGTCACCCAGCCGGTCCCCGCCAGGACCTACACCCGCGAGCGCCGTGAGACTCGGCGCTACGGTTCGCCCGGGCGGATGGTCCTCTCCGTCGGCGGTGGCTCGTGACCGCCGAGATGCAGGTCGCCAACGCGGTAGCGACCGCCAGGCTCCGCGCGGCGGCCGAACTGATCGCGCTCGGGTGTCCGGCCGACATGATCTGCTGGTACACCCCGCGCACGCAGGGGGGTAACTGCGGGCTATTGGTCGGCGGGTTCCTCGTCTGGGAAGCCCACGTCGAGTGGGACCGGTCAGGCGAGGTCCCGGTCGCGACCATCGCGACCTGGTGGTGCGGTGGCACTTGGGCCGAGACCGGCACCGCGCGCGACTGGCTGCCGGACGCCGAGGTCCAGGCGCACTGGGCCAAGAACGGGGACCCACGAGTTCCCTGGATGGGCCCGAACCTGTGACCCACGCCGAGCTGTCCGCCGCGGTCGAGGCCGCCGTCGATGCCGTCGACTTCACCCCGCCCGTGTCCGCCGCGTACTGCCAGGCGGTGTATGACGAGCTGGGTCGCCGCGTGCCTGGTGCCATCCGCGACGTTTGCCATAGGTATCGCGAGGTTTACGTCGAGGTCCGCGTCGGGCAGGTCGTCGTTCGCCTGGTTCTGCCCTGCTCCTGACCTGGTACGCAGGTTGCAGAGGGACCCGTAGGCTGGCACAGTGGGTGCATGGCCGACGAGAAGTCCGGGCGCACGAAGCGAGGCACGTTTGCACCTGGCACCTCCGGCAACCCCAGCGGCAGGGCGAAGCCCCGAACCGACGCCGCGCCGGTTACCAGGCTGGACGGCTGGCAGAACTTCTTCTCCGGCCATGGTGTCTACGGCCGCGACAAGCGCCAGGGGACGAGCTTCAAGGCCGCCACCCTGACGTTCGACCAGCTCGCCGAGCTGTGGCGCGGCGACGACCTCGCGGCACGCGCCGTCGAGACGCTGCCGAAAGAGTCTCTCCGCGAGGGTTACGATCTGTCGATCCCCGAGGCGGCGCTGGGTGGCGAGGACGAGGCCGAGCGCATCGCCGAGATCGTCGACGCCCTGTCGACACTGGGGGCGGACGAGACGATCCGTACCGGCCTCTGCTACGAGCGTGGCCTAGGTGGTGGCGCCGTCCTCATCGGCGCGAACGACGGCCAGGACGACCTGACCAAGCCGCTGCGCCTCGAATCCATCCGTTCGCTCGACTGGCTGACCCCGCTCGAACCGCGCGAGATCATGCCGGTGTACGGCTACGCCGACCCGCGCGCCCCGAAGTACGGCCAGCCCGAGATCTACCGCATCACGAGCCGCACCATCCTGCCACCGCAGGATGGCAAGTACGGCAACCAGGTGATGGACATCCACGAGTCGCGGCTCCTGGTGTTCCCCGGCATCCGCGTCAGCCGCTACCAGTACATGGCCTCCCAGGGCGGTTGGGGTGACTCGGTGCTCATCCGCATGTGGCGCGTGCTCCGCGACTTCAACCTCGCGTGGGGCTCCGCCGGCGCGCTCGTCACCGAGTTCGCCTCGGCGACGTACAAGATGAAGGACCTGTGGACGGCGCTGTCGACGAAGGGCGGCGCGCAGGCGTTCGCCGAACGCCTCCAGGCGATGGACCTGGCACGGTCGACCATCAACGCGACTGTCATCGACGGCGACGACGACTTCAAGCGCGAGCAGACGCCGATCTCCGGCCTGCCCGACCTCATGGACAAGTTCTCGACGCGCCTCGCGGCGGCCGCGGACATGCCGCTCACGCTCCTGTTCGGCACGAGCCCGGCGGGCCTCAACGCCACCGGCGAGTCTGACATTCGCTTCTTCTACGACCGCGTCGCCGCGTTCCAGCGCGACAAGGTGCTGCCGCAGCTCAAGACGCTGATCCGGATTCTGTTCCGCACACTCGGCTCAAAGGTGGAGCCCGAGAAGTGGGACGTCGAGTTCCGTCCACTGTGGCAGGAGAGCGCCAAGGACAAGGCCGCCGCGATGCTCACGCAGGCGCAGGCCGACCACATCTGGGTCACCGACGGCATGCTGTCGGCCGAGGAGGTGGCGGACGCACACTGGGGCACCGGCAAGTGGGTCCCCGACCTCCGCGTCGACTTCGAGGCGCGCGAGCGCCAGGAGGCTGCGGCCGCCGCGCCGGTCACGCAAGCTGACTTCGCGGCGATGGGTCGCGGCCCCAACGGCCAGCCGCTCCAGCCAATGCCGGGCCAGCGCCAACTCCAGCCGGGCCCCGCGCAGTTCGGTCGCCCGCAGCCGCAGCCTGGCTTCGGACAGCCGGTGCAGCGCCAGCTCCAGCCCGGCCCGGCGATGCCAGGTCAGAAGCCGGTCCCTGGCCAGCAGTCACCCGGTCAGGCGCCAGGCGCGGCCGCCGCTCAGGGTGCCGCCCCCGGCGCAGCTCCGGGCGCGAAGGCGTCGAAGCTCGGCGCCAGCGGCTACCGCTACGCACCGGACGTCACCCAGCGTGGCCAGGGGGCCGACGACGACATCGACCGCAAGCCGCGCTCGATGGTGCTGTCGAACGACGCCGACGACCGTCCGCAGCTCAGCGTGGTGCGCGAGGACGTGATCGAGCATGCGTCCGACGGATGGCACGTCTACTCCGAGACCGAGCCGCGCAAGCATCTCGGCGGCCCGTACCAGACGAAGGAAGGCGCGATTGAACGACTGCGCCAGGTCGAGGGCCACGCCCGTGACGACAGCTTCAACCCGGACCAGCCACGCGCCGAGAATGGCGAGTGGGGCGAGGGCGGCGCCGGTGGCGCGCACCCGAGCGCACCGACGTCCGGCGAGCACGCCGCAGCGCAGGGCACCTCGTTCGAGCAGGCCGTCCACGCGGTCTCAGCCGGCGAGAAGCACGGCATGACCGCCGAGCACTTCAAGGCGCTCGTCGAGAGGAAGAAGGCGGAGTCCGACGCGCACAAGAACGCGGTCCAGGCGTTCGCCGCCAAGCTCACGCCGATCGAGACGCAGGTCTCCAATGGCTACGGCGTGTTCGGAGAGGTCGTCAACGGTGCACTCCGCGCCGGTCGCCCGCCCAGCTCGGCCGACGAGAAGGCCGCGATCGGTGCGCTCGATAGTGCCATCAGGAAGTCGAAGGCGCCGGCCGACATGATCGTGTACCGCGGCATCCACAGTGACCGGGACCCGATGGCCAAGCTCAAGCCCGGTGTCGTCATCCGCGACAAGGGTTACGTGTCGACGACAGGTTCCCGAGACATTGCGGCCGAGTTCGCGCACCGGGAACACACCGGCAAGCTCGATCCGTCGTCCACGAGCGTCATCGTGAGGATCAAGGTTCCCAAGGGCCACCCAGCCGCGCCGATTCCGTCGACGTACCGGTTCGAGCACGAGTACCTCCTGCCTCGCGGCAGCAAGTTCAAGATCACCTCGGTCGCGAAAGAGGGCGGGGACACCGTCGTCGAAGCGGAGGCCCTGTGAGCAATAAGCGTTTCACCTGGACCGACGGCGACTTCGAGGTCGTCGAGTCGGGCGACCGCACCGACGACTTCAACCCCGACGAGCCTCGCGCGGCGGATGGGAAATGGGGCGAGGGCGGCGCCGGCGCCGCACAGAAGACTCCGGCCGCCGGCAAGGCCGGTCCGAAGGGTGAGGCTAAGGAGGCCGCGGAGTCCAAGGACAAGCCGAAGGCCGAAGACAAGCCGGCCGCGGAGGTGAAGGCGACCACCGCGCACACCGGCGCGTCGTTCGAGGACTGGCACAAGGTCAACCCGAACGGCAACGGTGAGGTGTTCTCGGCCGCGCAGGAGTACCTGCGTACGGCGAAGCTGCCGCCGCTCCAGGCGCTGTCGCAACAGAACCTCTCCCAGGAAGAGGGACGCAGCATCGCGTCCAGCTACGATGCCGCCAAGAGCGACCCCGACAACAAGGAGACGGTCGCCGCCTACCACGCGTTCAACGCCGAGCTGGCGGCGCAGCGCCGTGCCGCGGAGAGCGCCGGCTACAAGTTCGAGCCGTGGGCCAAGCCGGGCCAGCCGTACGCGAACTCGAAGGAAATGATGAAGGACGTACGGGACAACAAGCACCTGTACTACTTCAAGTCGACCGAGGGCACGACGCCGAACAAGCTCATGTCGCTCGACGAGAACGACACGTTCCGCGCGGTCCACGACCTGTTCGGCCACGCGATGGCCGGCAACCAGTTCGGGCCAAAGGGCGAGACCAACGCGTTCCTCGACCACGTCCAGATGTTCACGTCGGACGCGCGCAAGGCGCTCGCGACCGAGACCGTCGGCCAGAACGCGTGGTTCAACTTCTCGAAGGCGAACGAGGGCAAGCCGGTCAGCCAGCGCAGCTTCGCCGATCAGAAGGCGTTCCTGCTCGACCCCAAGCTGTACCAGCCGCTCATCGACCGTGCGACGAAGCACGACGCCGCGGACGACGAGGACACGGACCTCTACTTCACGTGCCCGTGCCACCGCCGAGCGGCGGCCGCCCGCGCTGACTACGATGAGAGCGAGCCGCGCGACGAGAACGGCAAGTGGAGTGGTGGCGGTGGCGGCAGCGCGGCCGCCCCCCACGCACACGGGGGCGAGCACGGCGCACCGCACGGCGGCGCCAAGGAGCTGGCTGAGAAGGCGAACGCCGGCGGCGGCTTCACCTACGACCCGCACCACGGCAAGTACCCGACGGAAGGCTACGCGGTCTCGATCCACCCGGGCCACGAAGAGGTCATCCGCTCGAAGGAGCTTTCGCCGGAGGCCGTGAAGGGTTACCTTGACCGGCACGGAGACTACATCCAGAAGCACCCCGGTGCTCACGTCGGCGGTTGGTATGACGCCGAGGCGGGCAAATGGTACCTGGACGTCAGCCACATCACGCACGACCCACACGAGGCGGAATCCCTCGCGAAGCAGCACAACCAGGAAGCGTACTACGACCTCGGCAAGCACGAGACCGTCTACGTCAAGTCTGGAAAGGAACGACGACTCGATGAGCGACAAGCCCAAGACACCGCCCGCCGGCGCACGAAAGATCTTCTTCGACCCCGCCAAGATGTCCCCCGAGGAGATCGCGGAGGCGATGAAGAAGCACGAGGAGCAGGAGCACGCGCGCCGGGGAATCCCCCGGAAGCCCGAGTAGACTACTCCCCCGACGAGCCGCGCGCGGCCGATGGGAAGTGGGGCGATGGCGGTGGCGGTGGCCGCGCGGCCGCGTCGTCGCACGTCGAGCACGCCAAGACCTCGTCGGTCCGCTCGCGCGAGCACGCCGGGAAGGCCGAGACGGAGGCCGACCGCGCGAAGGCGTCGAAGGGCAAGGCGCAGGCCAAGCACGTCGAGGCGGCGCACGACCACGCCCGCGAGGCCGAGCGTCACGCCCGCGAGGCGAGCGCCGCGGCTGACCGCGCGAAGGAGGCCGGCGGCGAGGACTCGCCGTCCGCCAAGGAGGCGTCCAAGCACGCCGTCGAGGCGACCTCCAACGCGAAGGCAGCCCGCACGCAGGCGTCCGGTGCACAGAAGGCCGCGTCGTCTGGCGGGCAGGCCGGTGCCGCGCGCGCCGCCGCCGACAAGGCGACGAAGGTGGCGGAGAATCTCCACGCCGCCGCGGTTGAGCACCCGACGAAGGCCGGGCCGACCGCCGAGGAGGCGGACAAACACGCCAAGGCCGCACGCGACCACGCCCGCGCAGCCGCCGGCGCAAAGACGCCCGAGGACGCCGCACAGCACACGGCGAAAGCACACGAGCACGCCGCCGCGGCGGAAGAGGCGGCCGCCAAGCTGACCCGCGAGGCCGCGAAGCACGCGCAGCATGAAGGCCACGGCAAGCACGCCGAACACGGCGGCCATGGCAAGCACGAGCGCGCCGAGCACAACCACAAGCACGTCGCCGAGAGTTGGCAGGCCCTGCTCAAGATGCTCATGGGTGCCGGATGAGCTGCTGTCGCCTCGACCGCGGGGCGCTGCCGAAGCCGAAGCGGCCGCGTACCCTGCCCATCCAGGTCCCGCCGACAGCGATCGAGGCCCAGTACGCCAAGGCGCTCGTCCGGTACGTCATCGGCGCGATGCGCTGGGCGTACGCGCCGCTGCTGCGCGAGGCCCCCAAGCTCGTCAAGGCGCGCGCGGCCGCGCGGCACGACTCCGCCGACGAGTGCACTACGACGATGTTCGCCGGGCTACCGATCGTAATCGAGAACCCGGCCGGCTCGTTCCGGTACTGGGTCGACACGACCGGGCGCGCCGGCACGACGGTGATGCGGTACCCGTACGGCTACGTCCGCGGCGTGCGTGGCGCCGACGGTGACGAGGTCGACGTGTTTATCGGTCCAGACGAAGCGGCGCAGTGGGTGTACATCGTGCACCAGCGGTTCGCGCCGAAGTTCGTCGACTTCGACGAGGACAAGGTGATGCTCGGGTTCCCGAGCGCCGACGCCGCGCGCGCGGCGTACCTCGCGCACTACGACGACCCCCGCTACTTCGGGGGGATGACCCAGGTCCAGCGCGAGGCGTTCGAGCGCGCGGTCGCGGCCGCTCGCGGCGGCAAGATCACCCACGTCGACTCGCTGACGGCCGTCGCTCGCTACGACTCCCCGGAGTCGCGTCGGGTGCAGAAGCTCATCCGCGAGGCCGCACGCCGGCTCCGGCTCAAGCTCAACAAGCGCGAGATCGCGCGGCTGGCGAAAAAGTTCGCCGAGCAGACGAGCACGTACCAGCGCGTGCAGCTCCACCGCCAGGTCCACGCGGCCCTGGGCATCGCGGCGCCGCTCGCCGCCGAGTACACGCAGAGTCGCATCGCCGACTTCGTTCGCGAGAACGTCGCGCTCATCTCGCGGATTCCACAGGAGCACCACGGCGAAATCGAGACGATGGTCCACCGTGCGGTCACCAGCGGCCAGCTCACCGACGATCTCGCCGACGACCTGGAGGACGAGTTCGCGCTCTCCGAACGCCACGCGCGTTTCATCGCTCGTGATCAGATCGGCAAGCTCCAGGCCGACCTCAACCACGCGCGCCAGCGTGACCTCGGCGTCAAAAAGTTTGTGTGGCGGACGATGCGCGACGAGCGCGTCCGCGGCACGCCCGGCGGCCTGTACCCCAACGCGCAGCCCAGCCACTTCGACCTCGATGGCCAGGAGTTCTCCTACGACGACCCTCCGCAGCCACCTGGTGCCCAGGGGCCGCTTCTACCCGGGGATGACTACAACTGCCGCTGCTACGCCGAACCAGTTTTTGATGAGCTGGTGGAGGACCTGCGCGTGGCCGAAGTCGATCCGGACGAAGCGTCGATGGAAGCGGAATAGCTCCAGAACTTACGCGAGCATGGCGCGATCCGGAGGGGGTGCCATCCTGACAGGATGAAGTCGCCCCGCCAGTTCACCCCGGTCCGTCCACGCACCGGTGGGCTCACCCATGCGACGACCCTGGACGCCCCCAGGAAGACCGCCTGCAACCGCCCCTGCGACGGCTGGGTGGTAGTGTCCGGCCGGCTCCAGGGACGTCGGGTGGTGTCACCGGTGCTGACCTGCGAAGACTGCAAGGATGCCATCCTCGGCATCGGCGCCGAGGCCGGCGTGCACGCGGCATGCGGAAAGAGGAGGCGCTCGTGACCGCCGAGGCGTTCCTCCTGGGCATCGTCGTATTCGTCGCGGCCGCGCTGTACGACGCCATCTTCGCGGCGTACGTGCGGTTCGCCGCAGGCGGCCAGGCAACGAAGGCGGCGCTGACCTCCGTCATGACCTACGTCGTAGGCGCCGTGGGACTTTTGGCGCTCGTCAAAGTGTCGATCTGGTACAGCCTCCCTGAGGCCGCCGGGCTGTACACCGGCACGCTCGCTGGGGTATGGGCCGGAAGGGACAAGGATTGATGCTGCTCGGACTGCTCCTCGCTGCCGTCGTTGGATTCGAGGTCGCCAGGACTGGACCAGCATTCGAGGAGCGGCGACGCGCAAGACTGGAACGGCAGCTCGCCCCGGCAAAAGTCATGTACTTACCGAGCGCTGTAGGGCGCGGGCTCGGCCAAGCCGGCGGCCGGTGCACGTCTCCCACATGCGCCATCTGCCACGGCCGTTCCTGAACTGGCACGATTCTTGCGCTGAGCCCATCCCCCTGTCATCATGGGGGAGTAATGGCGACCCATCGCCGGCTCGACCTCGGAGAACTGCGGCCCATGACCCGCCGCGGGGACGGGACCGTCCGCGTCCAGGCGCACCTCACGCGCTGTGGCGTGTTTCCATACCTCCAGCCCGACGGCACCATTCGCCGCGAGCTGCGCCCCCGCGACGAGGTGATGGATCCGGAGTCCCTGGCGTCGTTCGCCGGCGTGCCTGTCACCAACGACCACCCGCCCGAGATGGTCGACTCGAAGAACGCCCGCAAGTACGCGGTCGGCTCGCTCCAGGGGACGCCGATTCCCGACGACGACCACGTCCGCGGCGATCTCTCCGTCTACGACGGCGAGACCATCGGCCAGATGGACAGCGGCTCGCGGCGCCAGGTTAGCCTGGGCTACACCTGTGACCTCGAAGAGACGCCAGGCGTCGATCCGGTCTACGGCCCCTACGATGCCATCCAGCGGAACATCCGCGGCAACCACGTCGCCCTGGTGACGACGGCCCGCGCCGGTGGCACGGCACGCGTCCGCCTCGACGCTGCGGAGCAGCTTGATGGCACGGTTCTTGCGCTCTGCACGAACTGTGCCAAGATGCATTTCATGGCGACCAACGCCGCGCACGCCGACGCAAGCGAGACCGACAAGCCGCAGGGTGGCAAGCCCGAGGCTGGTGACCCGGACACGGGTGACGAGGCTTCGCGCAACGCCGCCGGCGCGAACGACGCGCAGGCCGGCGATAAGGCCAAGAAGCCGCCGGCGACCGCCGACGACACCGACACGAAGGTCGAGCGCGACAGCGCCGACGACGACGAGGAAGACGACACCCCCACCGATGGCGGCGATGACGACGACACCTCGGACGACGACGACGATGAAGGCGACGACTCGGACGACGACACCGACGCCGGTGACGACGACGAGGAAGACCGCGACGATGACGGCGAGCAGCTGTCGGACGAGGACCGCCACAAGATGGCGACCAGCTCGTTCGCGGTGCCAGACCGAGAAGGTCTGCCCATCCACGACCCCGATCACACGCGGGCCGCGATGGCGCGCTTCAACCAGTACAAGTTCAAGTCGCCCGAAGAGAAGCACGCAGCGTTCAACCGGATCACCCGGCGCGCGTCGCACTTCGGCATCGACAGCAAGGGTTTCGAGGAGGCGCATCGCGACCGCCTCGACCGCGAGGACGACGAGATGAAGAAGATCGCCCAGCTCCAGACTAAGCTCGACGCGGCCGAGAAGAAGCTCGCAACGGCCGAAGGCCAGGTCGCCAGCCTCACCAAGGACCTCGAAGCCGCGAAGAAGACGACCGAGTCGGCCCGCAAGGACGCCGCCGATCGCTTCGACGCGATGGTCGCCGAGCGCGTCGCGCTCCTGACCGAGGCCGCCGCGACTGGCGCGAAGGTCGACGCGAAGATGTCGTCGATCGAGATCAAGCGCACCGTCGTCAAGCACGTCGACGGCGAGGACATCCCGGCCGAGAAGCCGGAGCCGTACGTCGACGCGTACTACGAGGGCGCTCTCAAGCGCGCTCGCAGGGACGCCGAGGACACGAAGAAGGGCGCAGACGCCCTCGCCGCCGCGCGCGCCACCGCCGCGGGTGCGACGCAGCCGGTCCCGCAGCCGGTCCCGCACAACGACGCCGACGACACCGATGAGCAGGCGGCCTACGCCCGCGCGAACGCCCGCAACGCCGAGGCGTGGACCCACTCGTGGGGCCGCACTCAGGAGAACAAGTAACATGCCCGTCCAGACCTCCGTCTCCGTCGCCCCCGCCATCGCCTTCGCCGGCCAGCTCGCCGACGACGCCGAGAACGATGCGATCACGCTCCTGAACGCCGAGGCGTCGGCCTCGATGCCGTTCGGCTCGATCGTCGCGTTCAAGACCGCAGCGCCCGTCAGCGAGAAGGACGCGATCCTGCCCGCCGCTTCAACCGCGAAGATCGCCGGCATCATCATCCACCGTCACAACTACGCCAAGGCGTTCCCGATGAACGGCGTGACGGTCGGTGAGCTGGATGACACCGGCCTCCTGGTCGGCATCCCGTTCAGCTGCCTCCGCAGCGGTCGCATCTTCGTCATCTGCGAGGACGGCTGCAACCCGGGCGACCCGCTGTTCGTTCGCTACGCCGGCGGCACGCTCGGCGCGGCGCGCTCGACGGACGCCGGCAGCTCGACGTGCACCGACCTCACGAACCGCGGCACCTGGCTCTCGAAGGCCAGCGCCGGCGGCATCGCGAAGCTCGAAGTCGACTTCCGCAACAAGTAACCCCCTCCTGAGGAGCTGAGCACGCCATGAGCGTCACACGCCGTGAGAACAAGACCCTCCAGGAGAGGGATCGGGTCGAGGCGACCATCGTCGCCGCGGTCGCCGCCACCTCCAGCATCGCGCTGGGCACGATGGACCGCGACTACGTCGTCGACTCGTTCGAGGTCGAAGCCCCCGGCGGCTACACCGCCGATGACGCCAACCGGTACACCATCACGCTCCAAGCGGGCGCGACGGTGCTGGCGACGCTCGACCTCACCACCGCAACCGGCAGCCTCGTGGACCTCGTGTTCAAGGCCGCCACGCTCGCCGCGACGCACTACGGCTCGGCCGGGGACACCCTCAAGGCCGTCCTCACCAAGAACGGCACGGCCGCCAACATCCCCGCCGGTACTCGCCTCGTGGCGAAGTGCCACCTGCTCTAAGAGAGGCCACGATCATGTCCTTCAACGTCACCGCCCGTTTCTCCCAGGAGCGTCTCGACAAGATGCTCGCCCAGTCGCGTGGGTATGACCCCCGCGCGCCGCGTGCTGCCCGCATCGACAGCCTGAGTGACAACCAGCGCCACCTGCTCGAAGGCATCTTCCACCGTGACGCCTCGGAGAGCATCTGGTTCGCGCGCCAGCTGGAGTACATCCGCCCCGGCCTGCTCGACGTCCTCTACCCGGCGCTCAACGGCCGGTCGCTCGTGCCGATCGAGTCGTCGATGGGTCCGGGTGCGTCGATGTGGACCTACCGCTCGTTCGACAAGGTCGGTAGCGCCGCCCTCGTCGACGACTACGCGATGGACCCGCCGCGCGCCGACGTGAAGGGCCGCGAGGACACGCAGGTCATCAAGCCGTACGGCGTCATGTACGGCTACAACTTCCAGGAGCTTCGCGCCGGCATGATGGCGCAGCTGCCCCTGGACACGCGCAAGGCGATGGCCGCGCGCTACGCCATGGAGAGGAAGATCGACGAGATCATCTTCTACGGCGACACGGCCGGCGGCCTCAAGGGCCTCCTGAACCAGGCGAACACGACCACGTTCAACGTGGCGAACGGCGCCAAGGGCACCACGTTCTGGAAGGACAAGAGCCCGGACGAGATCGTGCGTGACATGCACGACTTCGTGAACAACGTCGTGTCGACGAGCCTGGGCGTGTACCAGCCGACGACCCTGGTGCTGCCGCTCCGCGCGCATCAGATCGCGTCGACGACCCGCATGGGCGACGGCTCGAACGAGACGGTCCTCTCGTTCTTCCAGAAGACGAACCCGTACATCCAGGAGGTCATCGCCTCCTACCGCCTCAACTACTCGCAGCGCGCGAACTGGGGTGGCTCGTCGGGTCGCATGATGTGCTACGAGAAGTCGCCGGACCGGCTGGTCATGATCCTGCCGGTCGAGTTCGAGCAGCTCCCCCCGCAGCAGGAAGGCTACGAGTACAAGACGCTCTGCCACATGCGCACGGGCGGCGTCGTCTCGCTGCACCCGCAGGCGATCTCGTACGGCGACGGCATCACCAACAGCGACTAACGTCGCGTAGGGGCGCCTTCCAGGGACATCCCCCGTGGCCCCGCCACCTCCAGGTGCGCGGGGCCTTTCGCTTTTCTAGGAGCCAATCGTGTCCGACCTCATCCCCATGACCGCACTCGCCGACGAAGTCGCCGCAGGCGCCGGCTCCCTCCAGTTCGCCACCCTGGCGATGGACATCACCGGCTCGCGCGGGCAGCACCTGTACCGTTACTGCGCCAACGTCGCCACCTGGATTGCCCAAGGGGCCAACCCGACGGCCACCGCCGGTGCCGGTTCGATGTACGTGCCGGCAGGATCGCCGGTCCTCCTCGACGGCTTCGACGGCGCAAAGCTCGCGGTCATCGAAGACGGCTCGGCTGGTAAGGCCAACCTGGTGCCCGTTCTGAGGGTCTAGCCGTGGCCGCCATCACCTGGACCGACGTCACCAACGTGGCGCCCGAGCTGTCGACCATCGCGTCGACGGTGCAGACCGCACTGCTCCTGTTGGTCAACGACTACCTCGATCCGGACACGTGGGGTGGCGAGGACTCGCAGAAGCTCCTCAGCGGCCGCGCCTACCTCGCTGCGCACCTCGCGACGCTCGGCAAGCGCAAGGGCGTCAACGGCCAGCTCACCGCGGAGGCCGGAGGCGGACTCAGCCGTTCGTACGGGATGCTGACCAACCCGACGATGTACTCGATGACGACGTACGGCGAAATCTTCGCGATGCTCGCCAAGACGACCGTGGCGCGTGTCGGGTTCTCGCTCGCCGCTGGCGCGCAGGTCCCGAGCGACCCTGGCTGGGACGGCTAAGTGGCGCGCCAGGGCAAAGTCGACACCGCGGCCTGGGTCAAGCTCCGCGAGCGCCTGGGCCAGGTGAAGCACGCCGGTCGCGTCAAGATCGGTGTGCTCGCGTCCGCCGGCCCTGTGCCTGGCGAGTCGTTCACGATGGCCGAGCTGGCCGCCGTGCATGAGTTCGGCTCGCCCGCCGCGCACATCCCCGAGCGCTCGTTCCTCCGCCGCACGTTCGACCTGCGCCGCCGCGACATCCACAAGCTCGTCGAGAACGTCACCGAGCACTTCGTCGAGGGGACGTACGACATCGACAAGGCCCTGGGCATCCTCGGCGAGTGGATGGTCGCGGCTGTCCGCAACACCATCGTGTCACGCCAGGTCGTGCCGCGCCTCGAAGAGTCCGAGGCTGGGCGGCGCACCATCGCGCGCAAGAAGTCGACGCTCACCCTCGTCGATACCGGGCGCCTCCTGTCCTCCATCGCCTGGGAGAAGGAAAACAAGTGAGCCTCCTCGACTCCCTCGCGGACTTCGTCACCGGGACGTACACGGTCACGCGCACTGTCACCGGCGGCTACGACGTGCACGGCAAGAATGTCGCCGGCAGCACGAGCACGCTGTCCGTCGACGCGTCGCTCCAGCCGCTGACCGGCCGCGACCTGATGGCGCTCCCCGAAGGTCAACGATCCCAGGAGACGCAGTGGTTCTACGCGGCCGTCCAGATGCACGGTCGCGAGCCCGGCTTCGAGCCCGACAAGGTCACCATCGACGGTGAGCCGTGGGTCATCACTTCCGTCGAGAAGTGGGTCGACGGCGACGACGTCTGGTACCGCTGCAAGGTCTCGCGGAGGGCTGCACCGTGAGCGGCCCAGGCATCGCATGGACGACGGTCGAGGATGCTCTCCACGACTGGATCACGTACGCCACCGGCCTCGCGAACGACCACGTCATCTGGTCCGGGCAGAACGCCGACCGGCCTTCGACGCCGTTTGTCGAGATGACGCTTGGCGTGGTCCAGCGCGTCGGCCTGGACGGCGTGCAGTTCGTCGACGCGCCGCTCGTGCTCGCGCCACTCGTGGCGACGCCGACGGTCGCGACGAGCACGTTCCTCTCCGTCGCCCACGGCCGCAACACCGGTGACGGTCCGGTCCGCCCGACCGCGGACGGCTACGGTCTGCTCGCCGACACCAACTACTGGTTCATCGTCATCGACGCCGACCACTTCCAGCTGGCGACGTCGTTCCAGCTCGCGATGGCGCTGACGGCGCTCGCGCTCTCCGCGGGATCGGGCAACGTGACGTTCGCCTCCACCGCGGACACCGTGGCCGCCGGCGCCGAGATGACTGCGAAGTCTTTCGGCATGCGGAGGGTGCGCGTCACGTTCCAGGCGTTCGCCACCGACGCCTTCGGGAACAACGCCGCCGGGCCGCTGCTCGACTCGGTGGTCACCGCTCTGCCGCGCCGCGCCAGCACCCTGCGTGCGGCGGGGGTTTGCGTGCTGGACTGCAACGCCGTCACCACGAGCGGCGGGGTCATTGATTCCAGCATCTTCGAGCCACGGGCGGTCCTGGAGATCGTCCTGTCGCTCGCCAGTGAAGTCGACGAACCGACCACGCGGATCGAACGCGCCCTGGTCACCCCCACCGTCGATGGGGTCGTCAAGCCGACCACCACGGTGGCCTGATGCAAAAACTGTGCCATAACAGCTAGGAGTCCCATGGCCACGCTGACCGACTACGTCCAGATCACGATTACCCGGGACACGGTGGGCATCACCGCGCCTGGCTATGGCACCCCGCTGGTCCTGGGGTACTCGGCCACCTGGGCTGATCGCATTCGCTTCTACGAGGACCTGCCGTCGATGGTAACGGACGGGTTCGCCACCGACTCGCCCGAGTACCTGGCGGTCCAGGCGATGCTCTCGCAGAACCCCAGGCCAGTCCAGGTCGCGGTCGGCAAGGGCCTCCTCAAGCCGACGCAGGTCTACGTGGTCGGCGTGAACTCGGTCGCGAACACGACGAACTACGTCGTGACCGTGGCAGGCCACGGCGTGACCACCACGACGCTGACGTACACGTCGGACAGCTCGGCCACCAACGACGAGATCGTCGCCGGTCTGGTGACGGCGCTCAACGGTGTCGTTGGCAAGAACTACACGGCGGTGGCAACCGGTTCGGCAGGCTCACAGGTCGTGACCATCACCGCCTCCTCGGCAGGTGAGTGGTTCTCGATCGCCATCGACGACCCGGCGTTCCTGTCGAACAAGCAGACCCAGGCGGACCCCGGCATCGCCACCGACCTCGCGGCCATCCTCAACGCGAACCCAGGCTTCTACGGCGTCTACACGACGTTCAACAGCCAGGCGATCGTCGCGGCGACGGCGGCGTGGGTCGAAGCGAACACGCGCATCTACGTACCGGACGTCCCCGAGACGCTCGCGGTCACGACGACCGGAGGCTCCGGCGGTTCGGCGGACACGCTCGACGCGCTCCACACGTCGAACTACGCGCGCACGCTCGGCGCCTACCACCCCAGCCCGGTGAACATGCTCGGCGCGGCGTGGCTCGGCAAGATGCTTCCGCTCGACCCCGGCTCGGCGACGTGGAAGTTCAAGACGCTCGGCGGCGTTGCGTTCACCAAGTACACGACGACTCAGCGCAACAACCTGCTGAGCCGCCAGGCGAATGGCTACGAGAACGTCGCCGGTCTGTCGGTGACCTTCGAGGGCACCTCGGCTGACGGTGAGTACCTCGACGCCATCGTCGGCGACGACTGGGTCACGACGGACATGCAGGTCCGCATCCTGACCGTGATGGCGGCCGCGAACAAGACGGAGTTCGAGGACACCGGCATCGCGCGCGTCGAGGCGGCTGTCCGCGCGACGCTCAAGGAAGCTGTGCGCCGCAAGATCTACGCGGCGAGCCCGCGCCCGCAGGTCACCGTCCCACTGGCCGCGAACGTCTCGACGGCTGACAAGTCCACCCGGACCCTGCCCGACATCAAGTGGACCGCGACCCGTAGCGGCGCGATCCACAAGACGAAGGTCCAGGGGACCGTGTCCCTCTAGTGAGGTAGCCCCGCCATGGCCGTCAACCAGTACGACCCGCTCGCCATTCTCGCCAACTTCGGCGAGGTGCAGTTCATTCAGCTCGCGGAGGGCACCTTCCTGGAGGCCCAGCGCGACGAGGACTCCTTCACGAAGAAGGTCGGCGCCACCGGCGACGTGGTCCGCATCAAGAACCGCAACCGCTCGGGAACCGTCAAGGTGACGTTCCTCCAGACGTCGCCGACGAACGCCCAGCTGTCGTCGTACCACAAGAAGGGCGAGCTGATTCCGCTCACGACCGCCGACGTCCAGCCGCTCCAGGTCAAGGACCTGCTCGGCAACGTCCTCATCCACGCGACGAACGCCTGGATCAAGAAGGTCACCAACGTCACCTACGGCAAGGACCTCCAGGGCCGCGAGTGGACGTTCGACTGCGAAGTCCTCGACTTCGACTACGCGGGCGACGACCTGGAGTAATCCATGCAACGTACAGAAGATCGCACCTTCACCGACGAGCAGGGCTCGCTGGACGTCAAGACGACCCAGCTCCCTGCCATGCGCGCGTTCCGCCTTCTCAACCGCCTGGCGAAGCTCGTCGGCGGCTCGCTCGGCGCGCTGCGGGGCGTCGGCTTCAAGGCCGACGTCAAGCACCTGGCGCCCATCCTGGCCGAGCTGTTCGACCGGCTCGACCCGGAGGAGACCGACGCGCTCGCGCTCCAAATCCTCGGCGGCACACTCGTGGTCGCGAACGGCAAGGCCGTCTCGCTCCACAATGCCGACGCCATCGACGGCGTGTTCGGCGGCCGCCTGATGACGATGCTCAAGGTGCTGGCCTTCGCGCTGGAGGTCAACTACAAGGATTTTTTTCACGAGCTGCTCAAGGTCGCGGGCGACGTCAAGCCGCCGGCGATCCCGGAGCCACCGAGCCCCTAGACCTCCCCGAGGAGGTCGCCGAGGCGTTCCCCTGCTACCGCCTATGGCTGGCACAGCGGACGACCTTGACCGAGCTGGAGCACCTCTCAATCGACGACGTCGACCTGGCGTTCAAGGCGCTGGAGGAGTGGGAGGACGCCGAGCGGCGACTCCACCGGCGCCTCAACCCTCCTAGGAGCTGAGCCATGGACGTCGCAGAACTCGTCGCATACCTCGGCCTCGCCATTGACGAGGAGGCGTGGAACCGTGGCCAGGAGCTGATCGAGAAGGCGCGCCACGGTGTCGAGGGCCTGAGCGAGGCGTCGAAGAAGCACCACAAGGAGGCCGACGAGGAGAAGTCGAAGTTCGGCGAGCTGAATGAGGTCCTGGAGAAGGGCCTCGAAACGCTGATCGGCTACGAGGGCGTCAAGTCGTTTGGTGAACTACTCGAACACACGTCGAGGATGGTGTTCGAGGCCGGCAAGATGGCCCAGCGCATCGGCATGAGCGTCGAGTCCCTCCAAGCTCTCCAGTACGCCGCATCGCAGTCGGACGTCGCCGTCGACTCTCTCCAGTACGGCCTCCAGCGCCTCGCCTTCAACCTGTCGCTGACTGGCGAGCGCGGAAAGTTCGCCGACGAGGCTCTGCGCAAGATCGGGATGACTCAGGCCGGCGTGCAGGCGCAGCTCAAGAGCGGCCACGGCCTTGACGATGTCCTCGGCGAGATGGCCGACAAGTTCAAAAGCATGCCCGATGGTGCCGAAAAGGCGGCCATTGCGATGCAGCTGTTCGGTCGCACCGCCGGCCCTGAGATGATCCCCCTGCTCGACAAAGGGCGCGAGGGCCTGGCGCAACTCAAGGAGGAGGCGGAGGACCTCGGCGCGACGATGGGCGAGGAGGACGTCGAGCAGGTCAACGAGCTGGAAAAGGCGCAGAAGCGCCTGCATGCGCGTTGGGAGGGCCTCAAATTCCAGCTCATCACCGCGGTCATTCCGGCGATTCACGCGCTGGTCGACGCGTTCGCGTTCGCGTCGAAGGTCATTAGCCACAACACGCCGGTCATGATCGGCATTTTGGCGGCGCTGTCGGCCGCCATGCTCGCAACCGCGGCATCGGCGGCGATGGCCTGGTACGCGATTGTGGCTCCGTTTCTCGCCGTCATTGCGCCAATCGCGGTAGCCGTCGCCGTCATCGCTACCGCGGTCACGTACCTTGTCGAGGCGGTCGAGGGCAAGCTCACCAAGTTCGGGCAGGTGCTCGTCGCGGTGGGTCTGCTCATCATGTACGTATTCGCGCCGTGGATGGCCGTCGTCACCGCCATCGTCGCGCTCGGCACGCTGCTGTACCGTCACTGGGATGAGGTCGCCGACAAGTTCTCCGAGATCTGGAACAAGCTGACCGGCGGCATGGAGGGTGTGCGCGACCTGTTCGACGAGTACGGCCCCGAGATCGCGGCAGCGCTCACCATCGCGTTCGGACCCATCGGTGCCGCGGTCGCTGGCATCGCCTGGATCATCACGCACTGGGACCAGGTCAAGGACGCGGTCGGCGCATTCGTCGGCGGCATCGACGGTGGTGCAGTCGGCCTCATGGATCGCATGCAGAACCCGTCGCGTGCCGGCGATGCGAACGCCATCGGCAAGCCTGCCGACAATGGCACCAACAACAACGTCGAGGTGCACAACAACGTCACCATCAACACCGGAGCGAGCAAGGACGACGTGAAGCAGGTGGTCAAGGAGCACTTCGACAACACGATGGTTCACACGATGAACGCCGTGAAGAAGGGAGGCTAGCACCGTGTCCGACCAGCCCATCATCAACGACTACAAGCTCGCGACCTGCATGATCGACGGGTTTCCGATTGACGCGACCGTCTCAGAGAATCACGAACACGAAGCCGAGGTCACGGAGTTCCCCGTCGAGAAGGGGGCGGACACGACCGACAACCGCCGGCGCAAAAACCTCCGCGTGACGATGGAAGGCATCGTCAGCGACACGCCGCTCGGAGCCATCGCGCGGCACCAGACCCGTCAGTCGGGTATCCCGTCGGACACCGCGTACGCCAAGCTCATCGCGCTCGACGGCAGCGACGAGACGGTCACCATCGTCTCGTCCAAGGGCGTCTTCAAGAACATGCTCATGACCTCGCTGGAATTCCCGGCCGAGGGCGCGGAACCACACCAGCTCCACTTCCGCGCGCAGTTCAAGCAGGTCAACTTCGTCACGAACAACCGCACGACGATTCGCGTAGCGACACCGGCCGGCGTACGCGGCCCGCTCGTCACCGGCGCGACCCTGGCGAAGCTGGGGAACATGCGCATCCTCGTGTTCACGCTCAAGGCGAAGGACCCACGGCGTCCGAGCTATCCGCTCATCCTTGTCGAGAAAAACGGCGACCGCCACTACGAGACCTTCCCTGGCGTGTTCGGTACGCCGAAGCCCGACGGCGCCGTAGAGTCCGATGGCTACCACCCGTTCGACGCATTCGGCGCGACGCTCGACGGTCACACCGGGCAGTGGAACTACAAGGGCAAGCCGGTGACGGCGCGTCCGAACGCCTCCAAGACCGACACCAGCAACGGGTGGCACGAGTTCACCGCGGGCATGACGAACTTCTAGGAGGACGACGATGGCGGTACACCTCATCCCACTCCTTCCGT